CCACGCACGTTGTCTCGCAAATCGTGCGGGGCGTGTGGAAAGAGGGCGATCGCATCCCTTCCGAAAGCCAGCTGACCGAGATTTTCGGTGCGAGCCGGATGACGGTCCATCACGCCCTGCGGGACCTCACCGCGCAGGGCTTCCTCGTTCGCCGCAGCGGGTCAGGGACTTATGTCGCGCCACCCAGGCCCTATGTCGCCGAATATCCGCATGGTGACGTGATCGAGGAGATCGAGGAAAGGGGCGGCGTCTATCATGCCCAAGTCATCACGCGCGCGATCATCCAGGCTGACCCTGCGCAAGCGGCGTTCTTCGGCTGCACGCCGGAGCGGCCGCTGTTTCACGCGGTGGTCGTGCATTGCGAGAACGGGCATCCGCTCGAACTGGAAGACCGGCTGCTGGATCCAGAAGCACTGCCCGATTGCATGACGGTGGACCTGACGCGAGAAACCCTGTTTTCGCGCTTGATGCTGATGCGCCCCTATCGAGAGGGCAGCGAGAGCGTTAGGGCGATTCTTGCGGGCGCACAGGAGCAGGCGCTCCTGCTGGTCGAGGCGCACACACCCTGCCTTGAGATCAGACGCCGGACCTGGAAAGGCAAGACATGCGTAACGGCCGCAAGGCTGCTGCGCGCTGGCGACAATGCCGTGATGAACGGCAACGTTCGTTCCATGAACGCATGACGCCGGCTGGTTGATGGCCGCTTGGCGGAAGCGGTGACGATCAAACATAAGCTGAAAACTCTCGGAAATCTGCCAAATCTGTGGTGCTGGATTGCACGGATACCCCTATTGATACCCCTCGGATTGGGCGCGCGTCCGGCCCCGGCTTGCCTGCCATTCTGCGATTTCGGATTCGAGCCAGCGGACGCAGCGGGTGGTGATTCGGAGCGGGCGAGGGAAGTCGCCGGCCTCGAGAAGGCGATAGATGGTGCTGCAAGATAGGCCGGTAATGCGCTCGACCTCTTGCCGCCTCAGTTGGCGTTCGGGACGGGCGATCACGAAGATGTCCTGCTCTTCGATCGGGGCGGAATTGAGGACGCGGCGTACCATGGGCAGATCCTTTGAGTGGCTTAGTCGATGCCGAGAGCGTTCTTATAGACGTCGAGAATGGCTTCCATCTCGCGCCGGTCGTCGGGCTTCATCTTGCGCAGGCGGATGATCTGGCGGGCGCACTTGGCGTCGTAACCGGCGGATTTCATCTCGCCGAACACGTCGCGGATGTCGTCGCTGATGGCCTTCTTTTCCTCCTCGAGCCGCTCGACCCGCTCGATCAGCAGCTTGAGGCGCTGGTCGGCCGCGCGGTGTTCGTCCGGTAGGGGCACCGGGATGGTGAGTTGGTCAGTCATTGCGGCGCCTCAGAACAGGTTGGGGAACAGCGTGGGGCCGCAGCGGGCGGCCATCCACAAGAGGGCGACCAGGCTGATCGCCACGCCGGCCACGCCCCAAGCGTCGGACGCCTCAAGCAAGTCATCCTCATGCGGGGCCAGACGCCGCGTGGCGTGCTGGTGGCGGATCGCGGCGCGGGGCTTTCGCTCCCGCGCGCGAGAGAACAGGCGCGCCATCACGCTTCACGCCTGCGGAAGAGCCAGCGCAAACCCGGTGCCGACAGATATCCGAGCGCGGCACCGGCGGTCGTAACGAGGAGCGTGGTGCCGGTGGGTTCCAACCGAACCAGCCCATAGCTGAGCAGGCCGGCAGCGGCCGCCCGCGCGGTTGCAGGGAGGGATGCGCGCAGGATCTTGCGAAAACGGTTCATGCTTCGGTCTCCGGTCCATAGAGGGCGTCAAAATGAGGCTTCATGTCGATCCGCCACTGGCGTGCGGCGGCGAGGCGCGCGGCGCGGCTTTCGCGGCGGCGGCGTGGGGCGGGCACCGGCTCTGGCGCGGTTTCGGGGCCGTAGAGCGCGTCGAAGCGGGCCTTGTTGGCCAGATGCCAGGCGCGGGGATCGCGGGTGTCGTTTTGGGCGAGCGAGCCGTGATCGTAGGGGAAGTGGGCGGGGGCGGCGCGCGCAGTCATCAGGCGGCCCTCCGGCGCGGCGAGCGAGTACCGCCATGGAGCAACTGGCGCACGGGCACGCCGGCCTTGGTGCAATCGGGGCACCAGGCCTGGCCGTGGCGCGTGGTCCAGCCTGCCGGAGCGATGCCATCGGCAGAATGGTGCTGCGTGCTGCAAGAGCACTGGAAAACGGCAGGTGGGCGAAGGCGCATCGGGCGTTCCTTTCGGGCAAAGGTCATCCGTCGCCGGAAACGAGGCCCGGCGGCGGGAAAGCGGGAATGTGGCGGCGGTCAGGAAAAGGGGCGGCTCAGCCAGGAAGCTCCGGCGGGCTGGCGTTGTCGAACAGTTCGGGCTGCGCGGCGTCGCGCGGGCGCATGATCTCGATGGCTTCCTGCCGGGTGACAGGCCGCATGGGCAGCGTCACGCGCGGGTTGGGGATGGCGCTGGGCGCGATGCCATAGTCATAGGTCTCGCTGGCCTTCCAACTGTGCCCGCAAAACAGGTTGGCGCACTGGTAGTAGATGTCGCGGTGCGTGGGCGTGATCTCGCGGCTTGTGCGGCGCTGGCCGACGGTGTTGCAATGGGGGCAGCGCAGCCGGTCGGTGCGGGCGGGCGCGGGCTGGTTGTGGCCAGGGTCGGGCAGGGGATGGGCGGCCATGGTCAATGCGCCTCCCGTTCCTGGCGATCGAGCGCGGCCAGGCCATCGGTAATCGCGGCCAGCGCTTCCTCCCCTTCCTTGCGCGCGCGGCGCAGCGCGGCCGGGTCTTGCGGGTGCATCGCGGCATCGAGCAGCGCGGCCACCGCCTCACCGCTTTCTTTGGCGGCGACAGCGGCTGCGCGCGTCATGTCTGCCGTCCCGTCGCTGGCGGCAATGTCCAGTTGGAAGCTGTAGACGCGCAGGATCGGCGCATGATCGCCGCCGGCCTCGATAAACGCGCGGTCGAGCCGCATGGCGTCGAGAATCGAAATCTCGCTATCGGCATCGGGATCGGACCACATGCGCACCAGGCGCCCGCTGCGGCCCACCAGCATGCCGCACTTGTCCCACCCGATGCGCGCGGCGATCACGGTAAGGGCATGGTGCACGGTGAGAGGATCGCGCCGCTTGGTCATTTCCACATGCCTCCGGCACTGGCGTTTGCTCGACAGCCAGCTTTGGCTACTCTCGCTGGCCGAATCGCGAAGGGAAGCAAATGGCTGATATTGAAAACGAGTATGACGTTTCCGCCGATAGCGAGTTGATTAAGGCGTTGGTCCGCGTCCTTGAAAAGGAGCGGCCTACTTTGAGGGCTGACATGGTTGGTGAAATGGAAGCCGCCGCAGATCATTACGAAGCCTCCGACCAACCGAAACGGGCCGCAGCAATGCGTGAAATTGCCGCACTCGCCTTTCTCAGAAAGAATCGGAATAGTGGTTGAAGCTCGTCTTTGTGGGGTGGACTGAGTCTTCGGGCATATCCGCTGTGTCGGTGGACACATCGGCATTCGGGCAGCCCTGCCGAGTCAGCCACGCGACATCCTCCAGCCTGAAGACAATCCGTTGCAAGCGCTTGATCATCGAGGACAAGCCCAGGCATTGAAGTGCCAGCATGAAGGACATGGCGAGTAGGCTCCACTCCTGCGGCGGTGCTGTCATGGGGCGTTCCCTCCTGTTGAGCCGCGCCAATCATGCCGCGCGCCCCTGCAAAGTGTTGTTCCGATTGAAAGAGACGCGCTGCGCGCCGTGACCTATGCCCTGCCAGGCAGGCGAGGGGCCAAGATCGGCCGGGTAGATATCGGGGCGCAGCAGATGACGCGGAATGCCGGTCGCGGCTTCGACGGTCAGGACATACTCGGCGGGCAGGCGCCTGGCGGTTTGCAGCCACTTCCAGACGGTGGATTGGGCAACGCCGCAAATGCGCGCCAGCCCCGATTGGGAAGCGGCTCGATCCACTGCGAGCATAAGTGCTTCAAATGGGGTGATAGCCTGTTCCATACGCCCTGTTATTCCATATGGAATACGTACGTCAATAGCATATCGAGGGTATTCGGCTATTCCCATTGGAATAGGTAATACCCATGCGAACTGGAGAAAGAGTCGCCGCTCTGCGCAATGCGCTGGGTCTGTCACAGACCCAGTTAGCCAAGGCTGTCGGCCTTTCCCAAGCCACGATAGGCAAGCTCGAGTCCGGGATCAGTTCCGGCTCCTCCCACCTCCATCGCATCGCAATCGCGCTGAACACTACAGCCAGCTATCTGGCCGGTGAGACTGATGATCCATCAGCTGGCGCGGTGCCGGTGCCCACGCCGGAGCAGCTTGCCGAACAGTTCGGCATGTCCCTGATACCGGAAATCGGCCTTGGCTTTGCCCTGGGGGGAGGGGCCTTCGTTGACGGTCACATCGAGAGCAAATTAGTCCCGTTCCGCAAAGACTGGCTGGACCGCCTGACCCGCTACGGCCCGTCAGACGTCTTCCTAACCCGAGGCGACGGTGACTCCATGATGCCCACAATCCTCGACGAGGATGACGTCCTGGTAAACCGAGCGGACAACCTGATCACTCGCCAAGACCGTATCTGGGCCCTGGCCTACGGCGACCTAGCCACCATCAAACGCGTCCGCCGCACCGCCCAAGGCTCCTTCCTGCTCATGAGCGACAACACCGCAGTCAGCCCCATCGAGGCGACAGAGGATGAAATTCACGTGGTGGGGCGAGTAATCTGGATAGGCCGAAAAATGTAAAGTCGGCGTATTCTAAGCTGTAACGAACAAATGCGCGGCCAGGTAAGCATCAGTGGGGCGGTCGCGGGCGAGCAGGGGTAAAGAGCGGTGGATTTTGACTTTCGAAGCTTTTCAACTCGTTCGTTCGAGCGCTTTGCTCAGTCGCTTGCTACGCACACTCTCGGGACGGGGATACTGATATTTGGTGACGGACCCGACGGAGGCCGCGAAGCCTCGTATGAAGGAATTCTCGACTATCCCTCTCATGCGGACGGATGGAACGGTTATACCGTGATGCAGGCGAAATTCAGGCAAATTCCTGGCACGCCGGCCCAGGACGCGAATTGGCTAATTGATCAAATGCGTGCCGAATTCGATAAATTTATTTCACCTCGAAGCGTACTTAAGAAGCCGGACTATTACATTATAGTAACTAACGCGCGGCTATCGTCTGTTCCTGCAACAAAAAGGTCCAAAGGAGGGATAGATAAGATAGGCGAGTTATTTGCAAAATATGGGCCAAAGCTTGGTCTTAAAGGATATCGCATTTGGCATCTCGACCAAATATCTGCGATGTTGATGGATGCACCTGAGCTGCGTCGCAGCTATGCGGCTTGGCTATGCTCAAGTGATGTTATTGCCGATATTATCGATGAGCGGGGGCGGGATGCTAAGGCGGTCCGCGATACCATGTACCGCTATTTATGCAGGGAATTGCGCGACCATCGCCCACTTCGATTGCAGCAGGCTGGCCACGGTAGCGACGCTCAAACGATGATTGAGGATGTGATTACGGACCTACCTTTCACGCAACGAGGAGAGGAAAGTCCCGACGATCTCATGCTTTTGGATAGCTTGCTCGGTTGCTCGCGCGACTGTCTAGATCGAGCTAGTGTCAAACAACAGCCGCGCGAGCAGCAAGGGCGTCCTGAGCGTATATTGCTCTTAGGTGGACCTGGCCAGGGGAAGTCAACTATATCACAATTCCTGGCGCAAATTTTTCGAGCCAATATGCTAAATATTGATCGGGCTGGGGAAATTTCAGCAGAAACATCAGTTATTGTCGAGGCAACGCTTAAAGCAGCCCTGTCAGAAAATATTCTGACACAAGTGCCAAAGCGATTTCCTATCCGAGTCGATCTTCCAATGTTTGCGGATGCGCTTGCGTCAACAAAAAGTTCTCTCTCGCTGTTAGGTTATATTGCATCTCAAATATCTCGTATTGGAGATGCGGTAATGGCGGTAGATTCCTTGAGAATTTGGCTCAAGGAAAATCCTTCTATTTTGATCCTCGATGGACTTGATGAAGTTCCGCCAAGTGCCAACCGCGCTGAAGTAGTTCACGCTATAAGCAATTTCTGGGACGAGGCTAGCTCATGTGATGTACTCATGTTGGTTACTACGCGTCCACAAGGATACAATGATGACCTAGATCCTGAACTTTATACACAATTGGAAATGACGCCTCTTCCCGCCAATTTGGCTGTGGCGTATGCACAAAAGCTAGCGACCAACAGAATTATCGACCCGGTTCAACGAGAGCGTACCTTGAGCCGTGTCACTGCCGCCTCCAGAAGTCCCATCACAGCCCGCTTAATGGTAAGCCCACTGCAGGTCGCCATTCTGCTCGCGCTAATTGATCAGCGTGGTGATGCACCGAATGACAGGTGGAGCTTATTTGAGAAGTTTTTTAACGTTGTACTAGAACGTGAGCAGGCAAAGCCGGGGCCAATTGGTGAAACGATGCGGCGTTGGCATCGTCCCATTTCTGGGCTTCATCATAGGGCGGGCTTCTTGCTTCATGTCGATGCAGAGACACAGGGGCATTCGGAATCGTATTTGACGAGCGAAGAGCTTGCGGAACTCATTCGAGGTCAGTTAGCGGATGTAGGGCACGAAGGCCGTGAACTCGAGGAAATTACGGCGGAACTTCTTTCCGCTTCGACTGAGAGGCTTGTATTGCTCGCTCAGCGCCAGGAAGGGAGATTCAGTTTCGAAGTTCGATCGCTACAAGAATTCATGGCGGCTGCATATATTATGTCGGGTCGCGATGTTCGTGTTCAGGATCGATTGCGCTTGGTCGCGAACCGTGAGCATTGGCTCCACGTATTTCAAATAGCGGCCAGCAAGTGTTTTGCGGCGCCCGACACTGAACATCATCGCGATACGATCATCACGATATGTCGCGAACTCAATGAAAATGACGATGCAATTGACAAGATGCTGCGTACGGGTTCACAATTAGCGCTGTCCTTACTTGATGATGGACTTGCATTCGGTCAGCCAAAGTATCATCGAATGCTGGTGAGTCTTGCGCTCGATATCGTTTACGCCGGACCTAAGGTTCCTGCACCGAGCCTAAGAGAGCATCTCTCTGAAGAGCCTGCTCGTGCGATTGAGCAGCTGCGGCCCAGATTGATGTCGCCTTTTAGTGAAACTCGTTTGGCTGCGTGGACGATTTTGCTGCAAGCATCTTCACGTCGCTTTGAATGGGCTGATCAATTAATTGACGAATTATGGCCGACGGATTCCGAACGCCTTTTAGAACTTTTTTCTTGCCAATTTCTGATACCAGAGAATTCGCTTCTCGAACGAAGAATGCGCGACGCACTGGAAACTGTGTCGCCATTTTCTGTCGTGCGCACATTAGGACTTTTGCGCAGCAGCGACAGATTGCCGCATGCGCAAAGTATAGTTAAAGTTTTTACATGTTTGGACATTTTTAGTCGCGAAAGTGGTGAAGAAGGTAGTGCACAAGTTCATCTTGGTGGCCACTCAACGCCGCTTTCATTGTGTTACCCAAAGCTTAAGCTGTCGGAAAGGCGCCGTGCTGCTTTCCGTGATCTTCCTGCGTCGGCGAGTTGGGCGCCAATGAGAGCATTGCGCGATTTTGAGTTCGATCCTCGCGCATCGACTCTCGCGGACATTCTCGACCTTATCGTTGCTCATGGCTGGCAAGCAGATTTCGAGATGATTTCGTCGATAGCCTCGTGGCCGCTATCGACGGCAATTTATCTCGGTTATCTCGGCGAAGATTTACCGAGGTTAAGTGCTTGCATTCGATCAGGGGGTTGGGGTGATATAAGTGAATGGCGCGACGCAGAAAGCCGATGGGAAGTTCAGGGCGTGCTTGATGCCGATTTAGTCCATTGCGGTTCCTGTGGATTGATCGATGCAGAAATTGCCAAGGTGGGAGTTGGGCATGGTGCGCTAAGTTTAGTCCACGGCGGTCACGATGTCGCGTGGGTTGGTAGATTGCTGGGCATCGGCATGGCATCGCAAGGAGCTTCTCGCGCCTTAATGCGGCGGATGGTTGCATTCACTCTCTCACTATATTCATTCGAAGAGCTCACACTCTCGCAATCCATTTTTCTGATTGAGTCTGGAGTGGGGCCCAGAGGGAAAGAACTTCTTGAAATTTATATTTTAAATTCCATACCGGACGAAGTCGTGTCTAGCCAAGAAGTTTTGGGAAAAATTAGCACATGGGCGTCCAATGGAAAAAAGATTTATAAAGGACATCAAGAAATAAGGTTTGAGATATTTAAAATATTTAATGACAATCTGGATGTATATCCAGGATTGATTGCATCTCTGGCGGTTATGATTATCTTCGAAAGGTCGGGAAGTTTTTTTAGTACAATCGATAAATGTAAATTGGAATATTTTAAGGTGCTTTGTGGTCAAAAATTTGAGAAATACGCTATTTTACTTTTAATTTTACAGAACATTTGGTCGGGAGATGATTTAGAATGCATTATTGAGGACAATGATCCTTTTTTTGTGAGCCTTCTAGATCAAATTATCTCTCATTCCGAAATAGATACCAAACTCGGATTGGATTTGGCTGGGAAAATTGCAGAATTGGCCAACGCGAAACCGAGGCTCAACGTAACTCGCTTGCATCATTCAATTCAGAGTTTGGCCAGACAGAGGCGTGCAGATCTACATATTGCGGAGCGATGGCAACAATTGGAGCTTGGTGCAACGTTGCTTAAACAGGCATCTCGTCGGCTCGACCGCTAGTTGCGTTGTGACTCTGTGTTTCGTTGTGACCGACTATCTGAGCATTCAAGCGCTATTCGCGTTCTTAAGCCACCGGTTCCATGCTCGTGGTCTACGCTGTTAATACGCCAAATTGCATTGTCGATGTGTGCACGAAAGCCCGACAACTCTGTGCGCGCACCGGGTACGGTGCGCGCATCGCCGTATGCCATAGTTACATCGATCGTGGCTGAAACGCGACCGAGGCATTCAGTTTCGGCTTGCACTGCGGCCGTGGCCGCCAACTCGCTCGGATATATGCGCTTGAGCCTGCGCCGGTTGCTGCCGCCAGCCACGACCGTCTTACGCGCCCCGGCATCCTGATCATGCCACTGCGCCTCGGCGCCATCGTAGGCCTTCTCCCGCGCCACGCGTCTCCAGGTAACGCTGCTGCATTGCTGGCGGGTGATGGTCAGGCTGGGCAGGGCCTTGCCGCCGGGCGTGGTGGTGGCGCCGCGCGGGGCGAAGATCAGGGCGCCGCCTTTGACCGTGGCCACGGCATCGAACTGGCGGCCGAGGTCGCGGATGAACTGCATGTCGCTCTTGTTGTGCTGCTCGGTGGCCGGGATGGTCTGGCCGGCCAGTCTCGGGAGAGACTTGTCACTTTCTAGGTCTCTTTCATGATCGCCAATGTTTGGTGTGCACGCTTGGCTCGGCCGAAGACGGCGTTACAATGCGAAGCAATGCTGGTTAACATTGCTCGGAGGTTGGGTGTACAAGCTGATTTTTCCCGCTGCCTTGGGGCTCGCCGCTATAGACACGGCGGCAGCGCAAAATGCTGCTGTTGCCCAAGGTCACTCCACGATTGATCTCGCTGTCGCGGAAAAGGATCTGGCCGATCCCCGTAAATTCTTCATTTTCCACAAATCCGGTGTGAGCGTTCAGGAGGCCGAAGCAGATCTAGCTTTTTGCTCACGCTTCTTGGCGAATGGAGCCCAAAGAACGCTTCCTGCTTTCGTTCCATGGGGCAACCGTCCTGCACCGCAAGAGAATGCAGCGGCTTCGACGCAATATGGGTTGATGGGCGCGGCGATAGGTGCGGTCATAGATGGCCCGTTGTTGCGTAGCAGGGGGCAGGCCCGCCTTTTTCGCTGCATGGCGCCGCGCGGCTACAGCCGATATCGGACATCGCAGGCGATATGGCAGCAACTCAACCTGGGTGATCCAGTGCAATCGGTAAAATTGAGAGCTCAGGTAGCATCTGGCCCGGTCCCTCCAACGCCGCAGGTGCTGCCATGAACCGGCTCGTAATCATGCTATCGACTTTGTTGGCATTGGCTGCATGGCCTGGGCCATCGACGGCAAAAGCAGATGCGGGCGGCGATTTCCGTTTGATCCGTGCTGGCGGGCCACTGCAATTGCGCGCAGACCGGGCGTATATTCTGCTTCGCATTGATACCAGCAATGAGAGCTTTGCCGCCGACCTTTTGCGCGTGCCTTCCGAACAGGAAATGGCCTCGTATAGTGCTGCAAAGCAGGAAGCCCATGCTAAGGCTGGTGCCAAGGCGCCACCCCTAGCCGACTTCGCATTTGACTACTCAGGCCGGGCAAATCTCTACGAGCTACCGGCAGGAAAGTGGTTTGCGCAAAACGGCAAAACCAACACTGTGTTGGCCGAAGTCCCTCCCGGGGATTACGTTTTCTATGGGCAAGGATTCAACGGGTACCTCTATGAATGCATGTGCCTTGGGTCTGTGGGATTTGCGGCGTCGGCAGGCAAGGTAACGGACATCGGCACCATGTTCGTGGCTTCTGCCGCGAAACCCTCGCCAATACCTGAATTGGCCGGAGAGGTTGATCTTGGACCCACTGCGGCGATGGATAATACGCTTTGGGCCATTGCACTGCGACCGGCACGCCCCGAGGACAATCTGCCGGAGGCAATTTATGGTACTGCCATTGCGCCTGCGCAATTCCACGCTGTCGGAACGTTCGTTGAGCCGAACGTGATTTACGTCAATCGTCTCGCGCCTATCCCCGGCGTTCTGAGTTACAGGTCAGGGCATGTCATCGATGTGGCCACCGGAACCGAAGTGCCTGACCACTAACAAGGAACGGCGGTTAGCCTCATTCCCTGATTTCTAATGCGAGTTTGGTACTGAAACCATTGGCCCCATGGTCGTAATCCGCGCTGGAAATCTTCCAGGCTTCCTTGTCGATGTGCGGCCGGAAGCCTGACAGTGCTACCTTTGTGCCGGGCACTGCCCGCGCGTCGCCATAGGGCAAGGTAACATCTACAGTTGCCGAGACGCGGCCCAGACGGCCGGTTTCTGCTTGGGCAGCGGCATGGGCCGTTGCCTCACTGGGATAGACCCGCTTGAGCCGACGCCGATTGCTACCACCCGCTGCCACCGTCTTCCGCTGTCCCGCATCCTGATCATGCCACTGCGCCTCGGCGCCATCATAGGCCTTTTCCCGCGCTGCGCGGCGCCAGGTTACGCTGCTGCATTGCTGGCGGGTGATGGTCAGGCTGGGCAGTTCCTTGCCGCTTGGCGTGGTGGTGGCGCCACGTGGGGCGAAAATCAGGGCGCCGCCTTTGACCGTGGCCACGGCATCGAACTGGCGGCCGAGGTCGCGGACGAGCTGCATGTCGCTCTTGTTGTGCTGCTCGGTGGCCGGGATGGTCTGGTCGGCCAGGTCGGGGTGGCAGGCGGGGGTGAGGGCGTTGTCGGCAGCGATGCGGGCGATGATCGCGCCCAGGGTCTGGCCCACCCAGCTGCGCGTCTTGCGGGTGCGGTAGCTGCCTTTGAAGTCGGCGCTGTGGGCGGTGATCGTCACGCGGTCAGGCGGGCCGTTCCAAGTGAGCTCGTCCACCACGAAGCTGCCCTTGTCGACCAGGCCGATGGGCACGCCGGTGCCGCGCGACCAGCCCAGCCACACGGCGATGCGCGCGCCCTGGCGCGGCGGGACGAACGCGCCATCGGTATCGTGCACCACAATTTCCAGGCTGTCGGCCTCTTCGCCCAGCTTTTCGGACAGGCGCAGGGAGATCAGGCGCGGGGCAAGGGCGGCGGTCAGGTCTTCCCCGTCGAGCGTGACGCGCCAGGCGGCGCGGGGCTGGCTGTAGGGCGATTGGGCGGTGGTTGGCTGGCTCGCCATCACGCCACCCGCGTCAGTTCGAGAGTGAAGTCGATCTTGCGGGCCTGGCCGGTGTCGATCAGGTTCGATCCGCCGTTGGCCAGGCGATCGATGGTATAAGTGCCCAGGATGCTGCCGGTGCCGTCCATCAGCGGCCAGGCCTCGCCCTCGCTGGCCATTTCCGCCAGGGTTTCGATGGCCGAGGCGCTGCCGGCCAGCTCTGGCACCAGGGTGCCGGTGAGCGTCACCTTGTCATCGCCCACGCCCACGAACTGGCTGGCGGCGGGCGCCAGGAAGCGATCGTCGCGAGCGTGGCGGAAGGCGCGGTCGCGCTCGATGCGATCGGGCAGCATGGTCTGGCTGTCGAACACGAAGAGGCCAAGGGCAAAGAGCATGGGGCGTCTCGATCAGAAGTCGTCGGCGTAGGCGCCCAGGCCGCGCCGCTTGCGCTCGATCAGTTGCAGCACGCGATCGGCCAGGGCCTGGGCATCTTCGCCGGGTTGCTGGAAAATCTGGACGGTGATGGGCGCGGCGGCCAGTGCGGGCCGGGCGGCGGCGGCGCGGGCCTGGGCACCGGTGGCGCCGCCCGACAGCGTCGGGCCATCGAGCGCCAGCGACCCGGCACTGGCCACGCGCGCGGCCATGCGATCCATCGCGCGCAAGGGCTGGCGCGCGTTGCCCTCGATGCCGTGGCCCAGGCCGGTGGCGATGTGCCCGCCCATCTGCATCATCAGGCGCGACGGGGACTTGATGCCGAAGAAGTCCTTGAAGGCGGTGACGCCCGCCTTGGCGACCTGGAGCAGGCGATTGCGCAGGCCGAGCGGATCGATCATCGCCAGCAGCCCCTGCATCATCATGCTGCCGATGTTGCGCATCCACGCGGGCGCGGCGGCCCAGACCGACTTTATCGCCGCCCAGCCCGCAGAGAACGCGGCCTTGATCTTGTCCCAATTGGAATAGACGAGATAGGCCACCGCCGCGATGGCCGCGCCGATCACGATGGGCCAGAGGCCGATCGCGCCGATGATCGGCCCGATCACCATGAAGGCCGCGCGCACCATCATGAAGCCGTTGCGCAAGGTCGCGAAGGTGGAGAGGATCGAACCGAAGCCGAACTGCAGCGCGCCGAGCGCGGCCTTGCCGGCAATGAGGGCCATGACCAGCGTCATGAGGGAGCGCGCGGTTTCCGGGTTGGCCTGCGCCCAGCGCGACACGGCCGAGACGCCTTGGTTCACCCATCCGAAGAATTGCGTCATCGCGGGAAGCAGCGTGGCGCCCAGCGTGATTGCCAGGCTGCTCATGGTGCCCTTGAAGCTTTCCCAGGCAACCGATGCGTCATGTGCCTCGCGTTGGCGGAACGCGGCATCGACGGTGCCGCCGCTCTTGGCCAGGTCACCGCGGATCTTGCGATAGTCCTGCATGTTGAGGATCAGGGTGCGCAGGGCCGATTGCGCCTGCATATCCTCCACCACCAGGCCGAGCTTGGACAAGTCGCCGCCGGTGGCTTTCTGGGTGATTTCGGCGAGGGCCTCCATCGGCGTCTTGCCCTTTGCATAGGCGGCCTTGAGCGCGGCGGGCAGGTCCACGCCGAAGTTCTTCTTGAAGGCGTTCTGCACGGTGGGCGAGTTGACCTTGGCGAGCAGGTTGGCGACGTTGGTGGCCGCTTCCTCGCTGGTGCCCGCGCCGCGCCGGGCGATTTCAAGCGCGGCGGTAAGGTCTGCCACGGCGCCCAGGCCCGACTGGCCCAGTGCCTGCGCCTGCGCGGTCAGGCTCGGGAAATAGCGGGCCATGTCCTTGACTTCGAACGCGCCGACGTTGCCGCCCGCCGCCATGATGTCGAGCGCTTTGCCGGTGTCGCCCAGGCCCACTTTCAGATTCTGCAGGTTGGCCGAGGCGGCGGCGGCGCCATCGGCAATGTCCACTTTCATCGCGGTACCGAGGCGCCCTATCGGGCCGATCATCTGCATGGCCTCGCGCGGATCGATGCCGAAGCCCGAAAGCGCATCGACGCCCGAGCGCATGGCCTCGGGCATCTGATGCGCCGCCTCGGCCGCGCGCAGGATGCCCTGGGCCATGGCATCGGTCTGCGCCTGGGTGAGGTTGGCCTTTTGCGCGATGTCGACCATGCCGGACGAGAAATCCATCGCGGCCTTGCCGGCGAGGACCAGTGGCGTGGCGAGGCCAGCGGCACCGAGCATGTTGTCGGTGCCGGCGCTCTTGAGCTGCTCGCCGCGCTGGCCGATGCGGTTGGTGTTGGCGTTGAAAGTGTTGATCGCCTTTTGCCGGTCGATCTGCGTGTTTACGCGCTCCAGCTGCGCGGCGAGATCGCGTTGCCGGGCCGTCAGGTCTCCGGTGTTGTCCGCACCTTTGGCGATCTGCGCGTCGAGATCCTTCATCTCCTTCTTGAGATCGCGGGCCTGGCGGAACATGCCCTTGAGCGCCTGGTCGCCATTCCTGCCTAGGCCGATAAGGTTCTTGAGCGCGCCCGAGAGCTTGTCGTTGCCGACGAACGACACGATCAGGGACAACTTGTTGCTGGCCACGGGGCTACTCCGTTCGGTTCATGCGATTCCACGCGACCACGGCGCGGCGGTGCCAGTCGAGCAGATCGGCCAGGTCCATTCCGGCCAGATCGGATAGGGGCCAGTGGAACACTGCCGCAATATCGGCGATCAGGGTTTCGACGGTCAGGCCGTCATCGCCGCCATCGCCTCGCGCTGGGCCTTGCTCAGAAAAAAACCGACCACCGTGCCAACCACTTCGGCGAAGTCGTCAGCCTCCAGGCCGTAGAACTCGTGTGCGGCAACGGCGGGCGTGGTGATGCGGGGGATCACTTTGGCGACGGCATCGACATCGGCCGCGACCAGATCGGTCAGCTTGGTGCCGCGCAGATCGCCGCCCTTGGGCTTGCGGATAGTGAGACTGGCAATCGGGCCGCCTTCGCGCTTGATAGGCTGCTCGAGGGTGACGACGACAGAGGTGCTGGCGGCCTGGGCGGGCGCGGGCGTGGTATCGGTCATGGCTGGCGATCCTTGAGGATGTGCGGTCTGGTGAAGGCCCCTGCCGGCAGGACCGCCTTTCTACCGGCAGGGGACCGGGCGCGAGAGGGCCGCCCGGATCTGGTGAAGGGATTAGCGGCCGAGCGCGGCGCGGATCTCGGCGTAGCGATCGACGCCGAAGACGATGAAGACCATGTTGATCAGGTCGATCTCGATCCAGTCGACGCCATCGACGATCAGGCGGTAATAGCTGCAGCCCACCTTGTATTTGTGGGTGCTGTTGTCGCCGGGCTTGCCGTTGCCGAAGTCGATTTCGGTATAGCGGCCCATGCAGACGACTTCGACGCTCTGCACCTGCCCGGTGAGATCGTTCTGATAAGCGCCGACAAAGCGCACCAGGCTGGAAGCCAGCGAGGTGGCGCCGAATTGCCGCAGCGCCGCATCGATCATGCCGCCCATGGAAAACTCGAACTCGAGTTTGTCGAGGCCCATGTCGATTGGCACCGGGCCGATCATGCCGCCGCCACGCCAGTCTTCGGTCTTGATCACCAGCTTGGGGACGGTGACTTCCTCGGTTTCGGCGAGGTGGCCGACGCCATCGAGCAGCATGTCCATCTGCTTCAGCTTGAAAGGGAAACCCATGGCAATGCTCCTTTAGGCGGCCAGCTGGCTGGCAAAGTCGGCGTAATATTTGTCGGTCACGCGCTGGTTGAGGGAGAGGCCCTCGAGCGGGGCCACGCCGGTGAAGTCGTAGTCGATCACGGCCTGGCCATTGGCGAGGTCGGCCGCCTGGTTGAGCGCGGGATCGTACCAGGCCTTGCCGCCGATCAGCCGGCCGGCGGTCACGTAAGAGCGCAGCCTGGCGTTGATCGTGTCGATCGTGTCCTTGACCAGCATGACGGTCATCGGCTTGTCGGCCGCCCAGGCGAGGCCCTGCTCGATCTCGTCGGCGATCACCTGCGAGGTGCGCACCACGCTTTCGAAGGCGTAGAGCGGTTCATCCGAGCATGTGCGATTGCCCCAATAGCGATAGCCGCCACCAAAGCGCACCAGCGTGGTGATGCCGGCGGCATTGAGCAGCGCGGCATCGGTTTCCGTGCTGTTCAGCGCAAAGCTGACGTCCTGGGCAATCCCGGTCACGCCAGTGACGGGCACGTTGGAGATCGTCTTGTGCCAGCCCATGTCGGCATCGATCTGGGCGCGCAGGCCCATGGCGCGGGCCACGGCATCGCCGGCAAAGCTGCTCGACCAGTTGGGCCAGATCATCATCATTTCGCGTTCGCCGAAGTTCTCGCGATAGGTGAGCGCCTCGGCCACCGTGGTGCCTTCGCCAGCGAAGTAGAGGAAGCCGCGCAGCTTCTTGGCGACGCCTGCAAAGTGCGCGGTGACCGCCTCGCTATCGAGCGCAGGGGCGCCCAGGATGCGCGGGCGCACCTGCAATTCGGCTTCGGCCGTGATCAGCTTGTCGATGCCGGCGATGGTCAGCGCGTCCTGCGCCTGGGCATCGGCGCCCACGCCGACACGCACCAGCACGATCACCGGGCTGGAGACGTCGGCAATCGCAGCGAGCGCGGCGGGCAGGGTGCCGGTGGCGCCGATGGTGGCCAGGGCCTTACGCACATCGGTGATCAGCACGCGGCCATTGAGAGGGAAATCGTCGGCCGGGGCATCGGGCGCGGTGCCGACCAGGCCGATCACGGCGGTGGACTGGGAGGCAATCGCGCGACTGCCTGCGGTGAGAAAATTGGTCTTGATGCCGTGCATGGCTGGCTCCTGTTCAGGCGGCGCGGATGGACAAGCGGGTGAG